CCAAAACCATCAATTTGGTCTAAATCTGCAATATCAATAACTTCTTGATTTGTGTAATCTTCAGCATTTACATAGCCAGTAATCTTCAAAACGGTATTTCTGTATCCGTCTTGAATCTTTTGAATCGTAATTGTTTTAGCCATGATTAATAACCGCCTTTAGGCTTTGCAGTCTTAGTTGGTTGCTTAGGTGTTTTACCACCAGTTTTCTGTGGCTTCTTAGCACCATAAGGAGCTTTAATACCCATTCCGATTGGTTGACCATCACGTAATTTTTTGTTCGGCATTTTTGTATCCTTTATGTTTAGAGAAAAAACCCCCTAGAACCTTTTGAGAACTAGGGGGAATCGCTCACGTGGAGAGCTATTAGGCTCCTGGAGAACCCCACAATGCACGTGGGTCACCCCAACCGAACGCATAACGCTCGTAAGACTTGGCTTTGGCATTCATTGTGTCAAAGTCATTGTCTTGGTCGAAAGTAATCGCTTGACGCTCTTGGTGAATCATACCAGTACCTGTTGGAACTTGAGCACGAATAAACCATGCCTTAGTAGAAGTCAGATAGTGATTCATCTTAATGCCTTCTGGGAGGGCATTAGTTGCGTTCAATACGTTTACAGCGTTTGAAGAAGTACCTGGGTTGCTACCGTTTGTGTTGTATGCGTAAACAGACTTCAAAATACGGTTAGCTTCGAACCAGTTGCTTGGATGAACGATGAGGCTCTTAGGCATCAAATTGATACGTAAGCCACGGTCATTCGTTGCCAACATTTGCTGAATCATCAAGTTTTCGATAGCTGCCTCAGACAAGTTAGCTGCAACAGTTAACAAGTTAGAGAAAGTACCACCTGAAGTGTTTGGATGAGAAGCGTTCAATAATGAAACACCGTCGCCACCAGCATATGCGTTGTCAAAAGCGTTGTTGTAAGTTGCAGCAGCAACGTTCTCTTTGGTTTGACGCATAGAGAAAGCATTAGCAGCAGCACGACGCTTAGAAACAACTTCATAGAGGTTGTCAGCAAGTTCTTCTTGAGTAACGATATAGCCCAAGCCGTATGCAACGTTGGTCAAACGAGTCACGAAACCTTGAGTTTCAGAATCGTAAGATACGCCAGCACCTTGTGGTTTCTGTGGAGCTAATCCGAAGCCTGTAGCTTGTACATACTCTTCATAGTTCTTGTCAGATTGGGTTGTATCGAAAAGGTCTGTATATTCTACAGGATGTTCGTTGTATGAACGACCCCACCAAGCCTTAATACCAGGCCATAGGGCTTTCGGGAACGAACCAGTTGTAATTACACCAGCCATTATATTCTCCTAATTAGATGCCAGCAGTGCCAGTGGCAAGCTCGTGTTGATTGAATTGAACAATGAAAGTGCTGTATGGGCCTAATTCATTGCCTTGGATTTGTTGGAAGCCCAAAATCTTCAACGGGAGTGAGCTAGTTGTTGCAGGTGCAGTCAATACTGTTGCAGACATTTGATAGCCTAAAGAAGGAGCAGCTACAGTGTAGGATGCGTTCTTGTTAGCGTCAGTTGTTACAAAAGTTGTGCCATCGCCTTGGATTTCGAACACTTGACGTGGGTCATCGTTCACCAAAACATAATAAGCAGTAGACTTAGTTGCAGGGATACCAGTAATTGTCAAGTCAAGGTTTACACCCTGAATAGAAGGATTGCCTGGGTTAGGGTTTACTACGCCAACAACAACACCACGTGGGGTGTTACCGGAAGCACATTTTGCTACAGCAGGGATGCCGTTTGCATCGGAACCAGCAGCCGCTTTAACTACGTCACCAATGTAATACGCAGAGGTATCAGATGATGGGATGTAGTATGTACGAACTTGTTGGTTGCTTGCAGCACCACCGCCATAAATAATGGGAGAGAATCCCATTGGGGCGTTTACGTTTGCCATTTAATACTCCAAAAAAAGTTAAATTAAGTACGCTTAATCGAGATACTAGACGTATAACGTCCATCTTGACCAGCATTACCATTAATATTACCACCAGCAATGGCTTCTTCAATACGCTTGTTTTCTTCAGCAATCTCGGCCATATCTTCCTCGTGCCATTCTTGCTTAATTTTCATCAAATAAGCGTACAGGGGATGCCCTGCTTCGTTAGTTCCTACCTTTTGTTTGATTTTGTCCGCTAGGTCGACATTTAATGGAGTAACTCCATATACTAACTCGGTCTCGCCTCGTGTAACAAACTCATAGCCGCTATTTGCTGCGTTTTCAACGTTTCCATCGTCATTCATCCAGCATAGATGATAACCAGGTACTTCGTTTTGAACCGCCAAAGTTAATTTTGGTGAACCAATTGAGTTACGTCTCGGTCTTTGGGTTTGTGTGCGGACTTGCTCAGTTCCACGGTCAGCCTCAGACCTAATTTGTGCATCAGAATTACTTTGGTTTTTACTTACTCTTGACATTATATTACTCCTAACTGATTTTATGTGTAATTACTAGATAAATACAATACTTATTCACCAAAATATTCTTTGATGTACTGTTCTCTTGTTACTAAATTCTGCTTTTCGAACTTTTGGCAAGCTGCTTTAGCTTCAGGAGGCAGGTCATTGAAGCCTTTTCCACGAGAACCTGCAGGTTTTGCTGTCGAGCCCTCTACTGGATTAGGTCTATTACGGTTAGCATTTGTAAACTTTTCAGGATACATACGCTTTACACGCTTAGTTACTTCGTCCAAGAATTCAGTACCAATTAAGGCAGGATTTTGACGCTTAACTACTTCACCAATCAAATTAGCTTCTGCAGTTAGCTCTGTATCCTTACCAAACCAACGGTTATCGTCTTGCCATGCAACAAACGCAGGGTCAATAGGTGGAGGTGGGGCAGCTTTCTCTTCTTTACGAGCAGTTTTCAATTCGTCAATAGCATCGTCGATTTGGAGGACTTTCTCTCCATCTCCTGAGCTAATGGCTTCTTTCTTCTGTTCGCGAAGGTCAGACATAGCACGCTCATAAGCACGTTTTTCAGTATCAGCATGAAACTTCTTGAATTCCATCATTGTGGACTTCATTTCAGATACTTCACGCTTTAGGAATTCGTTGTCTTTTCGCAACAGAGCATTAATCTCTTTACCCTTTTTAACAAAGGTATCTGCGTCAACCCATTTATCTTCAGGGCCGTTATAGTCTTCTTGTGGAACCCATCCTTGACGCTTGGCTTCGGCTAAAGTCTCTTCGTCAATTTCAGGGGCTGTAGATACTTCACCATCAGACTCCATACTTGGAGGTGGGGTTAAGTCTTCTACGGTTACTTGTTGTAGTTCTTCACTCATTTACTTCTCCTTTTTTAACTAGGGCTACGTCTAAATCATTAATTACTCGGTATTCTTCTACTGTTAAGTCGTCTTTTGTGACTTTGATGATTTGACCAGCATAACGTCCAAACTTGATGTAGTCACCGACTGAGCACCAAGGGGATTCTTGGTCGGCATAAGCAGTATTCCCAACTTCGACAACTGTTCCTGCGTCTTGTCCAAGTTGCTCCTTGTCTGCGTAAGAGTCTGCAATAATAATCCCAGATTGCGTTTTTCTTTCAACTTGGTCTACCTTAACGAGAATGCGATGTCCTGTTGGAACCCAACCACTTGTGTTTTTTACTGTCATTTTTATTCCCCTGCAATATCTGCATAATCTAAGTCAATAATTTGATTGATAGCATAAATGCCACCTAAAGCAAATTGATTATCCCCATCAGTCGTAAACTGACGATTAGCCCAACTTTCCATTGTCTCTTGCTTCGCCTTCTTCAGGTGAGCAAAGAACTCAACTGTTATTGGGTGTAGCTTCCAATCCTGGTATTCCGCTTGATTCATTTCCTATTCCCTTTGTTGTGTTTGCGGTATCTTCTTGCAAAGAACGCATTAACTCGACTGACCTCAAAATACCATCCATATGAGCCTTCTTCGCTCCTATTTCGGTTTGCAACATTGCGATAGCATGACCATTCTTCAACTCGTCGGCTTCTTCGAGAAGTTTTACGGCTTTTGCTTGCAATTCTGTTACCTTAGCCTGTTGAAGCTCTGCTTCAGACATTAACTTGGCTAATCCTAATTTAAACTTAAGTTGATGATTTGTTGTTCTTTCTTCATTCTTCATCTTCTCAATTTCAAACTTGTAATTTGGTTGAGGTGGGATAGCATTAGGGCCTGCTGGGTCAGGAAGAATTTGGTCAATTCCTGGAACCTTGAGTGCTTCTAAATAACGCTTATTAACTTCGTATGTATTAAAACCACCGCCTTGTGCGGCTAATTGTGCTACTGATTGTGCCTGCATTAGACGTTGGCTATCTGATACAACATTAGGGTCAGCGGCAGGTTTAATTAACTTAACATCTAAAATGTAATCATCAGGAGAGATGAATTGCATCTCATTGTTGTACTCAAACTCGATGTTCTCAGGTGGGAGATACAACTGATTTAGACGATAGAGCTTTTGGAACTCTTCCTTCATGGCTCTCCAAGTACGCTTGTAGATACCATTAAATACTTTCATACCTTGCTCGACAGTATTACGACTTGTCTCAGCAGGGGTATTTTGACCAGGTGATACACCAGTCATAATGTCTGTTGCACCTGCAATACGCTCACCATAGCTAATCAATAACTGTAGCAATTCAAATAGTGTTGCAGATGGTTCACGGGTTGGTAATGGGAAGATGTTGGCACGCAGGTCATCGCCTGTAGAGTCCACACGCTTCCACTCTTGTGGCTTGAATGTATAGTCGCCACCTTTAATCTTAACGCCACGACCTAAGAAGCCACCACCCGTAGTAGACATTGTTCCAGCATCAATCAACTGGTTAACAATAGTGTTAATAGAGTCGTTTAGTGGGCCTAGTAATGTACCGAATCCTAGGTCATAGAATCCACCATCAGGGCTAGGGATAAAACCATACTTGGTAAAGTATTGCTCAGGTTTAATACGAATAATTGTGCCACTAGATGCACGCTCAATAGAATCTTCAAAGTAACGAGCTACGATACGGTAAATCTTAGCAGTATCTCTACGGATAAATACGATGTACGGCTCTTTGTAGCCATCTTCGTCTAAGTCCATCCAGCAGTGCATCTCAAAGAACTCGTATGGAGTATCTGGGTCATCAGTCTGCTGATAAACACCTTGAGCTTGTTGCTTGGCTTCACTAAGCAAATTGCTATTTACTTGTGTAGGAGGTACTTCTGTCTCAGGTTCTAGAAATACACCACGAGCTTGACGTTCGTGCAAATCATTGGAAGACAAGAATATGCGTTGAGTAACACGTGGTGAGTCAACAATAGATTTGGTGTAGTAATTAACAATAAAGTCATTTGGCAATACCAACTCAGAAACGTTATGCCCCTTTACTGGGTCAAAGTATGACTTCTTTATTGCAGTGCCAGCGATAGCCTGAACCAATAATGTACGGTCTGTGTTCTCTTCCCAACCTTCATCCTCTTCCATAACCTGATAGGTCATGTGAGTAGAGATGCGTTGGGCTTGCTTATGTAAGTCGTTTGTTGGGTCTGAGCCGTAAACTTTACACTTGACTACTTCGTTATTAGATACAAGTGATGGGTATGCTCGGCTATGGTATTGCATAGCAGCAATAGTAATCAATGGAAACTTCACGTTAGAAGCACCAGGCCAAGGGAAAGTCTTTTTCTCTACAACTTGCAGAGCTAGTTTATTGGCTTTCTCATTGCGGTCTTCCCAATCAAGGCGTGATGTTAGGTCGAGGTTAATCTCGTCCATCAACTTAAAACCTAATGAGGATAACTCCCCAGCGTCCATTTCTTCAGCAATATTTGGAGAACTGAGTAGAGTTTCTATTTTCATTGTTTACCTTATGGAATTCTTTAACGAAAAATAACAGATTATTATTATACAGTCAATATGTTTGGCTAGTAACCTGTAAAGAATCCCCTGCCTTCCCCTATAGATTCGTAGCTATTGCCAAACTCTTCTTGGTATTCTTCTTCCCAACGTTCTTCGGCAGTAGGGGCAACTATGACCTTATCTAAGGCTAGTCCAATATAGGCTAGTGCATCTACTTGGTCATCGTGCTGTCCACGGGGAAATACTAGCATCTCATCTACCAGGCTAGGATACCATTCACGTTCTTTGTTAAAGCGTACTCCTCCAGCCCGCATTCTAGCCTGAAGTGGCTTAGCCCTTTGTTCTTTATCTACTTTTGGTGTGACAGCGTGTAGGTTAATGTACTGTCCTCGCTTGACCATTTCGGCATTGAGGAAAGCGTCAAGTGTGTGTTTAATCTGTCCTTTTTCGGCAATGAATAGGTTAGGCTCATACTTTTGTTGTACCCAAAACATATTTTCGATAATCTCAAAGCCGTCCCATCTGCCTCTCCGGATGTCAACAACGTGGAGCAATCCTTCTTGGTCGACCCCCGCCACCGCAATAACGGTGTAGTCGCTCTTAGTCTTCTTGGTAATAGCAAAGTCAATAGCAGCGTAATACTCCAAATACTCAGGAG